ATTTAAAGATGATGGGAATATCTACGTAGATATAGATAATTTACGTTTTACTAATCACTCTAATAAGCCTAATATAGGCTGTTTTGATGAGTACTGTATAGCAATTAAAGATATAAATAAGGATGAAGAAATCACTTGTGATTACTATGAAATAGATGATCATATAAGTGAGTTTGGGTTAAATTTTGAAAATAAAGAACAATAATAAATGAATAAAGGCTTAGAGGCACTATCAAATATAATAATATTTAACAAATACGCTAAATATTTACCTGAATTACAAAGAAGAGAAACATGGGAAGAAATAGTTACTAGAAATAAGGAAATGCACATAAAGAAATTTCCTAAATGGAAAGATAAGATTGATTGGTCTTATCAATATGTGTATGATAAGAAAGTATTACCTTCTATGAGGTCTATGCAATTTGCAGGAAAACCAATAGAGCTAAATAACGCCAGACTATATAACTGTTCCTTTTTACCTATAGATCACTATAAATCGTTTTCAGAAACAATGTTTCTATTACTTTCAGGATGTGGAGTAGGGTATTCAGTACAATATAAACATATTGATAAATTACCACAAATATCTAAGCTAGGAAAGAAGAAAAGGTTTGTAATAGAAGATTCTATTATAGGTTGGTCAGATGCTGTTAAAGTGCTTCTAAAAGCTTATTTAGCTAAAGGACAATACCCAAAGTTTGATTTTTCTGATATTAGGGCTAAAGGAGAACTCTTAAAGACTTCTGGTGGAAAAGCCCCAGGCCCTGAACCACTAAAAAGATGTTTGTTTGAAATAGAACAAATATTGTCTCAGAAAGAAGAAGGAGATAAACTAACCTCACTAGAAGTACATTCAATAATGTGCCACATAGCAGATGCGGTTCTAAGTGGAGGAATAAGAAGAAGCGCCATGATAGCCTTATTCTCTTTCGATGATGAATCCATGATAGGCTGTAAGTCTGGCAATTGGTGGGAACTAAATCCTCATTTTGCCAGAGCTAATAATAGTGCTGTTATAAACAGAGATAGGATAACTGAAGAGGAGTTTAATCAATTCTGGGAAAGAATTAAAGCAAGTGGGGCTGGAGAACCAGGAATTAGTTTTACTAATGATTCTGATTATGGATTCAATCCTTGCCATGAAGTAAGTCTTAGACCATATAGCTTCTGTAATCTGGTTGAAATAAATGCTGGAAATATAGAAGATGAGAATGATTTTTACAATAGATGTGAGGCAGCTACCCTCATTGCTACCATACAAGCTACTTATACAGATTTTACTTATCTTAGAGATATCTGGCAAGAAAATACAGAGAAAGATTCTCTTATAGGTGTAGGGATTACAGGAATAGCTTCTAATAAGATAGACGGAATGTGGTTAAAAAGAGGAGCTAAGATTATTAGTACAGCCAATCATATGATTGCTGATTCTTTGAATATCAATCCTGCAGCTAGAACAACAGTAGTAAAACCTTCAGGAACAACTAGTTGTGTTTTAGGAACTAGCTCTGGAATTCATAGCTGGTATAATGATTATTATATCAGAACAGTGAGGGTAAACAAGATGGAAAGTTTGTATACTTATTTATCTATTTATCATCCAGAAATGTTAGAGGATGAGATATTTAAACCTACAGAAGAAGCTGTAATATCTATACCTGTAAAAGCACCAAATAATGCTATTACGAGACACGAAGGAGCTATAGAATTCTTGGAAAGGGTAAAATCATATAATCAAAATTGGGTTGCTGAGGGGCACGTTAAAGGACCAAATATGAACAATGTTTCTGCCACTGTGAATATAAAAGAAGATGAGTGGGATCAAGTGAGAGATTGGATGTGGGCAAATAGACATCTGTATACAGGTATATCAGTTATACCACATTCTGAGCATTCCTATAAACAGGCACCATTTCAGGAAATAACTAGAGAGAGATACGAAGAGCTTGAAAATCAGTTAAGTAACCTGGATCTTTCAAAAGTAGTGGAGATAGAAAACAACACAAATTTCAAAGATAATTTAGCTTGTGCTGGAGGTCAATGTGAAATTTAAAAAATAAAAATTATGTATAGAGTATCAGTGTATCCAAATATAAATACTAAGTACTATCTACTAAATAATGATGTAGTACATTTAAGTATGTCAACTATGGTTCAAGTAAAAGATAAATATATACTTGCTCTTGTAACTGCAACAATACCAGAGGTTTGTGACGTAGGTAGAGAATTTAAATATTTTGTTGGAATGTGTGAGGAAATTCGGGAAAAATATGTGTTATCAGATAATAAATATGAAACAGATGCTTTTGGTCAAGTAATTCGCCAAAACTGGTACGAAGAACACGAAGTAAATAAATAACCAAATAAATTTGGAAAATATAATTAAAAGTATTATATTTGTATATGATTATTCAAGAAGAAATGAACAGAGAACAAAGATTGGTAATTTTGAAGAAATATACCAACCCCAAAGATGGGGTAGCCTATCTACCAAAAGGTATTAAATTTAATAACTGGGAGAATATAGGAATGAAGTTTGAAGGAGGAGATAGTCTGATTGATACTGTAAAGGAAATTGAGGAAGAAATTAGGCAGGAAAAATTTAATAGACGATAGTATGACATCACATGAAAGAATAGAACTATTACATATCCTGTTGGAGATTAAACAGGAATATGGGTATAGTAATCAAGAAATGACAGATTTGATAGACACTAAAATCTACAGATTAATTAATAATCTCTAAATATTATTATCGCGGAGTAGAGAAGAGGCCCATCTCGCTGGGTTCATTTCCCAGAAAGCGCTGGTTCGAATCCAGCCTCCGCAACCAATTGGTATTTTAAACGTGAACCGTAAATTCATCTTTCGCAACCGAAGACGTCTGAGTTTATGCCAGGTAAAAGCAAGGTTAGAACCTCTCTGGTTGAAATAAGAGGCAAGTACAGACATTAAAATACTTACAATACTAAACTGGGGACAGAGTAAGCTGAACACAAAATAAATGAAAAAGCAATCAATAGATACCATGCTGGTATCGTTTGGAAATTGGATGGCTAAGAAGGCTGTAGCTGCAGAGAAATGGAATAGAGCATATCCAGAAGAAACACAAAGAGATCATTGCGTATCTTATTCAGATCTCGCAGATTGGAAATTCCTGACAGGTAATGATCCCCTTAGATTGCTACCCTCTAGATTTCAAATAGGAGACTCTGTTGAGCTAGAGTTCTATGGTAATGGTAGGATTAAAAATTGTAAAGTAATTAAAGTACATTTCACAGAATCAAAAGTACTTTATGATGTTAGTGTGAATCACCCTGCGGAAGATAATTATACGAGACTATATAATATAGATTCAGTGTTTATTGATTCAATAGGTAGGGGAGAAGATAGCTTAGTAGAAGCTGAAGAATATACTTATTCTAAATAATATTATGACAAAAAAAACAGAAACAAAACTAGGAGTTGACAGTAATGGTCAAATTGTTAAAACAGAAGTACCTTTATTTGAAGCTCCAGAGACGCTAGATGATGTAAATTTCGTACTTGAGGATGATCTATTGTTGGGAGAATTTATCCCTGTTACAGAGAAGACAAAGAGTGGAATTATCATTCCAGAGTCAGTTCAAAAAGATAAAGCCCCTAAAGCTATTCTTGTAGCAGTTGGAGATAATCTAAAGGATAGGTATCAAAGAGGCGATATGGTAATATTCAAACCCTCCCCTCCAGTTATCCAAATTAACGATAAAGATTATATTGTTTTACAAAGATTTAATCTAGTAGGTAAATACAAAAGCTAATTATGTTTATAGTACCAGTAAAGAAAGACAATTTTTATCAGGTATATTTACAAATACTTAATGGTATTCTTAAATTGACGAGGACAGAAATTGCTGTCCTTGCTCAGTTTATGGAGATTAGAAATGATCTTTCTCAAGTTAATCTGGACAAAATCTACATAGACAGACTAGTATTCTCTTCAGAGAATAGAAAGATTATAAAAGAGAAGTTAAATATATCTGAACAGAATTTAAATAACTATATTAAATCCCTAAAAGATAAGAAAGCTCTGTTATTCTTTAATAATCATTATAGTATTAATCCTAAGATATTTATCACTAAGCAACAAGCAAATGTACAATTCACAATCAAAATACAAGGGAATTAAGATAGTTCTGTATGATTTTAATGAAGCTATCGAGGAAATGATAAGTATGGAAATAGCTTATAGAAAGAGTGGGGTTAGATTTGAAACAGAATTAGTAATAGGAAAGAAAGCATTTGAAATTCATTTTAAGTTATGGGTATCACAAGAAAGCAATTAGTAAATTTAGGATTTGATAAGAAACCAGACGGAGAGTTAAGTTATTTAATAACTCCAGAAGAATATTTATCACTAAGACCAGGTAAAACAGTAATATTCTACTTAGACTATTCAGGAACAGATCAAACTATAGTTAAGTCAGTAGTACACCTTGATTTTACCTCTTATAGTGAGTTTAAGAAGTTTTTACAAGATTTATCTGTTGGTGATCCAGCTGTTCTAAAGAATCAAATAGATGTTATTTAAAGAGGTATCTGAGCAAATAGCAAGAGATCTTAACTTACCTGTTTATATAGTAGACAGAGTTATGAGATCACATTTTAAAATGTTCAGGAATACTATGGAGGCTGGTGAACTGAAAGGAATAATGTTTCCAAACCTTGGTAAATTTCTAGTGAGAACAAAAAGACAAGAATCCTTAAAGAGAAGAAAATTAGATGGACAGACCATTCACATTCAAGACAACGAGGACATTGATGAAGGAGATGAAGAATAGCACTGAAGATAATCCTCAATATTTTACTAAAAAGATAAAAGTTAATTTTACATGTGATCTGAATGATATTCAGTTCATTGATTTTACATTTAAAACTAATGGTGATCCGTACAAAACTAAGTGTATAATTAATCATGTCTCAAAAGGAGATATAATTGTAGATCACAGTTTTAATGATATTAATAAGATTATTTTAAATAAAAATAGAACAAACCATGTTGAAATTAGAGGATTTAGAAGATAGCTATAGGATACCAATGATACACGAATTCGTTCAGGGATTTGAGTTTGAGCGAAGAATTAAGCGTGGGGGAAGTAGTTGGTTTATAATGGATTTTAGTAAATCTAAGGAGCAAATTCAAGAAGAGGTTGATAGAAATAGATCAGAAACATATTATGAGTGGCTTCCTATGAAAGTGTGGTGGAAACCAAGAGACTATGAAGAAAGTATTAGAACTATAAAAGATATAGAAAGTGGAATAACAGTTACCTATTTTATTTCCGACTTTGATAGTCCTTTAAGCCTAGAAGAAGAATTGGAAGGCGGCAATATAAGATGTAAAATAAAGCAATGAAATTATTCCAACTAGAAAATAATAAAATAATAATAGATACAGAAATTCTCCTTATTCCTGAGTTTAAGGCTATTTATGATAGAGATAAAACAAAGGTTAAGGAGAAGGCTTTTTCTGAATTCGAGTACATATATTTTGTTAAGGACTGGAATAGTCCTTATCGTGTTTATATTGATATAGAAGAGAGGAAGAATATAGTCAAGAATGATTATATAAAAGAGAAGAACTGGAAGCAAGATGCAATTATAGAAGCAGCACTTGACAGATATGAGAGACTAACAAAGACTCCTATAATGGGTCTTATAGAAGATGCTTATGTTCTTATAGATAAACTGAGAAAGTATTTCTTAACAGTGGATTTTACCAAGATAGATAAGATGGGAAAGAGGGTTGATAAAGCCCTTGAAGGAATGTCTCAACTAGAGAAACTAGGAAAGATAGTAGTATCAGTAAAACAGCTAGAAGAAGCTGCTGCTAAAGAGAAATTAGAGCAGAAGAGAACAAGAGGTAATAGAGATGTAAGTTATGATGAGGTTTAATTAAAGAATTAGGTATAGTTAATGGCTAGGAAACAAACAGGAAATTTAGTGACAACAGGAGTAATAGATTTGGGTATCTATCCAATGTCTATAGAAGTAAGAGTAGTGAAGGATTTTTATGAAGATATGAAATCTTTAAATGAGTCTTATAATTTACCTGCGCCTAGTAGAGAAGACTTTAATGAAGTGCTAGCTTTCATTGTTTATAAACCCACAGTAGTACCAGGAACTATATTTTTATACCTTAATCCTGACTCTGATGTACCAACAATAGTACATGAGTGTATACATACAGCAAATAGAATAGTTAATAAGATAGATTACTCTATAGATCCTAATAATGATGAACCATATGCCTATCTTGTAGATTATATCTTTAAGAAGGTGTATGAAATATTTAACTCCAGATAATATGACGTTTATACCAGAATTAGAAGGGATAGATACCAGTTTATTTTGTGAAGAAGCAGATCGCTTCAGGAAGTATGGATACTATTGTAAGTTTCCTAAAGGGACTAAAGATTATATTAATTATTGGGATGAACAGAAGAGGAGAAGGATTGAGGGTTACGAAATCAGTGGAGTTAAGATTACAGGAGAGCACTATGGCTATCTGAACTTTTCAAGGATACTGAAAGTAGAAGAGCTACCTGATGGTAGAAAGAGAAACTTTATAGATTTCCCCACCTTCTATGATATGGATTATCAGTTCTTTTGGGCTCTTAATGAGGCTAAAAGGCAGAATAAAGGGCTTATAGTAGCAAAGGCTAGAAGGAAAGGTTTTGAACAGCCGTACTCCGAATGTGTCATGACTCCAACTGGACCCTCTACAATGGGAGAGATAAAGGAGGGGGATTTTGTGTTAACTCCTAATGGAAAGGCCAAAGTTCTTGAAAAGTTTGAGCAGGGAGAGAAAGATGTCTATGAAATTAAGTTCTTAGACGGGAGAATAGTAAAGTGTGGAAAAGATCATTTGTGGGAGGTTTGGTGTAAAGGGAGGGGGAAAAAATATAAGAAGATTCTTACCACCGAACAGTTAATAAATGGCAATCTCACAAGAGAAATAAACAAAGGTAAAAATAGAGAGTATAAGTACCATGTTAGACAAATAGATAAAGTAGAATATGAAAACTCGTCTACTAGTCTTCCAATAGATCCTTATGTTTTAGGGCTTTTAATAGGAGATGGTACTATTAATAGGGCTTTGAAGATAGCATCGGCCGATCAGGAAATATTAGATGCTATTCAAGACAGGCTGGGCGATGAGTATACTTTAGTACATGATGAAACAACCTGTAATTACAGGATAGTGTATTATAATGTCCATCATCCCATGCTACATATTAAATATAACAAGCCCCACAGAGGCTACAAAATAAATCCTTTAAAAGAAGAAATAAAGAGACTACAACTTGACTGTAAAGGGGAAACCAAGTTTATACCAGATATATATAAATATTCTTCTATAAACGATAGATATGACTTGATAAAGGGGTTGTTAGATACTGACGGATCTATAAATAAATATGGAAATATAGATTTCTCTACTTGTTCTTTAAGATTGGCTGAGGATTTTTGTTTTGTAGTCAGAAGTCTAGGTATAAATTGTACTTTTGATAGGAAGCTAAAAAGCAATGGTGCGTACAGAGTTTATATAAGGTCTAATGAAAATCTGTTTAAGCTTCCTAGAAAATCGGATAGAGTTAGAGAAAAAAATATAAACAAGTATACAGCTATAGTGGAAATCAATAAACTAGACTATAAGGAAAAATCAGCTTGTATATTAATAGACTCCAAAGACCATGTATACCTTACAAAAGATTTTATTCCCACACATAATTCGTTTAAGAATGCTTGGCTGGTAGCCAATGAATTTAATCTTATTAGAGAATCAATATCTGTTGTTGGAGCATACTTAGATGGTTTGGCTGACAATACTATAGGTATGATTATTGAAGATTTAGATTTCTTGAATAAACATACTGCATGGGGAAGACAAAGGAATCCTGATAGAAGGGATTTTATGAAAGCTCAATTTAAGCAAACAGTAAATGGTACTGAAGTATGGTCAGGCTATAAATCAGAAATTCATAAGATAACATTTAAAGATGATGCTTTTAAAGCTATTGGTAAAGCAACCAGTTTATTTCTATGGGAAGAAGCTGGAAAGATGCCAAACCTAATAAGAGCATATACATTCTCGCAACCAACTTGGAAAGATGGAGATATAATGAGGGGTACTCCTATTATCTTTGGAACTGGAGGAGATATTGAAGGAGGTACTCAGGACTTTGCAGAAATGTATTATAATCCTAGAGCTTACGATCTCTTAGAGTTTGATAATATTTGGGATGAAGGTAAATCAGGTACTAAAAGCGGATTATTTATTCCTAATTATCTTGCTAAACCTCCCTACATAGACAAGTATGGTAATTCTTTGATTGAGATAGCAAAAGAATCAGACTTAAAGGAACGAGAAAAGAAACTTAAGGGGGTAAGAAGGAGGAGCGATTATGATAACTTTGTATCTCAGAACGCTTGGACACCTCAAGAAGCCTTTGTTCTTAGTAAGGGTAATAAATTCCCTGCAGCATTACTTGCAAGACAGTTAGCAAAAATAGAAGCCAAGAAAGAACTTAAGTATCTTAAAGATATTGGCAGATTCGATCTGAAACAAGATGGTACAGTAGAATTTGTACCCGACCCGAGAAAGAAGCCATTAGATTGGCCTTTTAAGAAGGATGAATTTGGTCTTGATAAAGAAGGAGCAGTAATAATTTATGAACACCCTAGTAAGCCAAATCAATCTGATTATGGGGAATATTTTGCCACTTGTGATCCTTACGATCAAGACGAGGCAAACAATTCACAATCTGTAGGAAGTTGTATAGTATGGAAAACTTTAATAAATGCTGGAGAAGTATATGATTTGCCAGTAGCTACCTATCATGGTAGACCTGAAAAGGCCAAAGAATTCTATGAGATTGTCAGAAGAATGTGCTTATATTACAATGCAGTTTGTCTATATGAGAACGAAAAGAGAGGACTAGAATGGTATTTTGAAGAAAGAGGTCAATCTTACCTCCTAAAGGATCAGCCAGATATTCTAGATAAAATTATAAAGAATAGTTCAGTAAAGAGGCCAAAAGGTACACATATGGTACCAGCCATAAAAACTCAGTGTGAGTTATGGGGTTACGATTGGCTTGTTGAAGAGCAAGGAGAGCTATTGAACTTAAATAAACTATACGATGAATTTCTTATAAAACAATTGATAAGTTATAATGATGAAGGGAACTTTGATGCTGTTATAGCCTTTTTATTGGCGATTCTATACAGAAAAGAGTTGAAGATGGAAATGGAACAAGAACTTGTAAAGAAGAACTATCTTTTAGAAGATAAATTCTTTCAAAAGGAACTATTCCAAAGAAATCAATTGTAAAATACAAGAAAAATTTGTATATTTGTAAAAATTAATTTGTTATGAATGATTATACCTAATCAAAGGTTGACTGATTCTCAGAAAGAATCTGAATATGGATCGCTAAAGGAATGGGGAAGAAGTGTTATAAATAGCATTCTGAACCTTACTGGCTATACATCCATGACAGGTACTTTGGACTATCCGGAAATACAGAATAATATAGATCTTTATAATGGTCATATAAACGAAAGAGATCTACATTATGTTACAAATCCATATGGATTAAAGAATGCTCAGTTCCCAGCCACTCTACAGAATTATAATATTATAAAGCCTAAAGTAGACCTGTTAGTAGGAGAAGAGATAAAGAGGCCATTTAACTATAAAGTAGTCGCGCTAAACTCAGATTCTGTTACTATAGCAGAGCAGAAGAAGCAAGAGCTAGTACTAAAGACTCTTACAGATATACTCAAGCAAGAACTATTTGCAGCTGGTATGATTCCTCCAGAAGAGGCTCCAGAGCAACCGATGACTATAGAGCAGATAGATAAGTTCATAGAAACTTCTTATTCCGATATGAGAGAGATTTTAGGGCAACAAGCTCTAGACTATCTTACTTGGTATTGTGATGTTAAAACTCTGTTTAATAAGGGATTTAAGGGGTATTTAACAACAGGTAATGAAATATACTATACAGGTATTAGGAATGGTGACCCAGATGCTTATCTGGTTGATCCAAGGCATTTCTATGCCGAGATGTCTAATGATATTTCATACATAGAAGATGCTCAGTATTGCTATTATCAGCGTTTTATGACACCCTCGGACGTATATGATCAATTCTATGATGATTTGTCTGAAGAGGATATAGATAGGATAGAATCAATTAAAAATGGGCAAAATTACGTAACTATTGTGGACACTAATCTTGGTGTACCAATTAGTTATGCTGATCCCTTTATGAATGATTCTTATATTCTTAATAATAACTCACTAATAAGGGTAGTACATGTATGTTGGCAAGGATTGAGAAAAGTTGGATTTCTTACATTTCAGAATCCTGAAACAGGAGAACAAGAAGAGACCATAGTAGACGAGACCTATAAACCAAACAAAGATCTTGGCGAATCTATAGAATGGAAATGGGTTAATGAGACTTGGGAAGGTACCAGAATAGGTGCAGATATATTTGTTAACGTCAGACCTGTTCCATATCAGAATATGTCTTTAGATAATCCTTCTAGGAGGAAATTGCCTTATACAGGTGTTTGGAGGCATCAGGCACTCGTGTCTGTGATGAAACCTCATCAATACTTCTATGATGTGATGATGTATCGTTTGGAGTTATCGTTGGCTAAATCTAAAGACAAGATCATGTTGATGGATATAGCACAAATACCAAGATCTTTGGGTATAGATACTGAGAAGTGGATGTATTATCTTGATACTTTAGGTGTTGCGTTCATCAATTCGTTTGAAGAAGGTACTGGTAAATTTGCAGGTAAATCTTCTTCTTTTAATAATTTTCAGTCAATAGATATGTCATTGGCCAATATCATTAATCAATATGTTCTTATGTTAAATAAGATCGAAGATATGATTGGTGAGATTAGTGGAGTATCTAGACAAAGGCAGGGAGAAGTAAGTTCAAGCGAACTGGTTGGTAATGTTGAAAGATCTGTTGTTCAGAGTTCTCACATTACCGAACCCATGTTTTATATACACTCTGAGGTTAAAAGAAGAGTTTTAACTAATTTGCTGGAAGCAGCTAAGGTTGCTTGGAAAGATGGTAAGAAAGCTCAATACGTTACTGATGATCTTAATAGGATATTCTTTAGTATAGACGGAGATCAATTTGCTGATTCTGAATTTGGCATATTTATATCAAATAGCTCTAAAGATCAACAATCACTAGATACACTTAAACAACTTGCTCAGGCAGCTTTACAAGCAGGAGCTGTAACACTGACAGACATTGCCAATATCCTTTCTACAGATTCTATAGCTAAAGTGAAACAACAACTCCAAGCTGCTGATAAGAGAGCACAGGAGAGAGAAGAAAGGCTTCAGGAACAACAATTACAAGCTCAGAAAGAGATTGCAGATGCTCAAATAAGAGATAAAGAGGCTGATAGACAGACAGAGATAGATAATAATATTAGAGATAATGAGACTAAATTAACTATTGCTGAATTGTCTAAAGAGGAATCTACGCCTGATAATTCTCAGGAAATAGCCAATAAGTTTCAAATAGAAAGAGAGAAGCTAAATATTCAAAGGGAAGAATCCAGAGCTAATCAAAATCTTGATAAAGACTATCTGAATCTTGAAAGAGATAAAGTTAATCATGAGAAGAAGATGAAAGAAAAGGAAGTAGAGATTAAAAAGATAGCTGCGAGAAATAAACCAAAACCCAAAAGTAAATAAAAAGCTATAACAATCAACAAAAAGTTTAAATCAATATAATAAAAATAATTATAATATCATAAAAATTAACTAAATTTGAGAGAATATGAGTAAAGAAACACAAGAAACAGAAATTAACTGGGAAGACTTTAGTCTGGACAATATTCTTTCTGATACTTTTGAATCTGTAAAAGAGGAAGAAGTAAAGGAAGAAGTCGAAGTAAAGACTGAGGAAAAAGAGGAGACTAAAGAAGAAACAAAGGAAGAAGAGTCTAAACCAGAAACTGAAGAAGTCGAAAAGGAAGAAAAAGAGAAACCCGAGACAGAAACAGAAGAGGTTGATGAAACAGAGTCTGTAAAAAGCTTCTATAAGTTAATTAATGATGAATTAGGTCTAGAAGGAGATGTAGACGAAGAGTATCTTAATGCTGGCATCTCAGGAATAGCTTCTTATCTTAAAGATATTGCAGCAAGCACTATTGAACAAGAACTAGATGGTATCAAGGAAATGGGAGATGGGTTGATGGGGGATCTTTATGATTATCTTAAAAACGGTGGAAAGCCAGAGAAATTCATCAAAACCTTTCTACAATCTCCAGATTATTCAGATCTAACTATAGAGGGGGAAGATAATATTATCAATCAGAAATTTGTTATAAAATCCCTTCTCGAAAGGGAAGGATACGATGATGAAGATATTAAAGATAAGATTGAAGGATATGAAGCTGCTGGTATAACTGAAAAAGAAGCCAAAATTGCTAAAAAGAAGCTTGGAAAACTAGATGAACAATCTAAGCAAAATCTGATAAAAGACCAAGAACAAGCAATGGCAGAACACAAGAAGAGAGTCGAAAACTATTGGGCTGATGTAGTTCATACTATAAAAACCTCTTCTGAAATTGGAGGGTTACCTCTAAATGAGGCTAAAAAACCAGACTTCATTAAGTATCTTACTCAGAAAGATAAAGAGGGTTTAACCCCATATGAGAGGAAAACAAAAGCAGATAAGCATGCTGCTTTGAAAATGGCTTATGCGTCTTTCCTTGATTTTAAATATGATGATATTAAAACTAAGGCTAAAACAGAGGCTACCAAGGAAGTTAAGAAAGCAATAACCAAATTTACCGATACTGGTAATAAGATAGCTACAAAAGCAAAAGAACAAACAAAAGAAGATGGAAAAGACATTGATTTCAGTAAATGGCAACTACCTTTTCTTAAGAACAATAAATAACAATAAATATAACTAAAACTATGATTAATGGTTAACAATCTACAGTTTATTAAACAGAAATGGCAACCTGGTATGACAGAGCAAAATAACCTTGCTACTGCGCTGCTTACAAAACCAGAGATATTGTCAAGTACTCTGGCCTATGCATTTGGGCCTAAGAAGTACGCTCTCAATTTTTACACACAGGGCACAGGTCGAATGTCTAAAACACATAAGATAATTGGTAATAGAGAGTACCGCTGGCCTTTGATGGGGCTTCTGACTACTGCTGTTCCTATTATGGCACAAGTAACTGGTGGAGCTACTCCTGGTATCAACAGAACAACTTTCCAAGTAAAACTTTCTCAAAAGATATTTGGTCTTGGTGACGTTCTTGCTACTAACGATAGAACTCTGGTTCGTGTTCAAACTGACCCTGATCAGGATGGTACAGATTTTATCTATACTCTGCAGCTTCTGAAACCAGATCCAGATTTGTTCGTAGATCCTACTCAACTGGAACCAGGAAAAGAATTCTCAAAAGAATTCTCTGCTTATGAGGAATACTCAGAAGGTGGAACCAGCTATCAAGCTACTCCTATGTGGTTTGAAAACCAACTCACTACCATGAGGAAAGAATTCACCATGACTGGTGGTGCTCAGACTGATGTAATGGTGCTGAATGTTGGTGCAAGAGATGGTAAAGGCGGTTCTATGCTATGGATGTATGAGCAGGAATATCAGTTCATGCTTCAGTGGCAAGATGAGTGTGAAAGGATGCTTTGGTATTCAGAATACAACAAAGATCCTCAAGGAACTGTTCACCTTCCAGGTGCTAATGGTCGTCCTGTATTCATTGGTGCTGGTGTGTTGGAACAAATTGCTCCAGCTAACAAACGCTATTATACCGAACTAACAGAAGAAGTAGTTCGTCAATTCCTTACTGATTTGATGGAAAACGCTAGAGATGCAGAACAAACCAAATTTATTGGATTCTGCGGATATTGGTTCTTCGATGCTTTTGATAAAGCAATGAAAAACTCAGTTCAGCGTTATCAAATTGTTAATTCAGACGTATTTATTGCTGGTTCTGGGCAAGAGCTTACTCTGCAAGGACAGTTCATTAAATACAAAGGTCTGAATGGAACAGAACTTACTCTGGTACACAATCCTCTGTACGATAACCCAGTTAACAACAGGGAGCTTCATCCGGTAACACTGAAACCAATTGAGTCATATCGTTGTACAATTCTCGACTTCTCTATGTATGGTGGAGAATCTAACATCTCAATGGTTGCTAAAGGTGCTGATGGTATAGATCGTTCATTCCTGAGCTGGTATACTGCTGGTGCACAAACTCCAGGTGGAGCTGCTGGCGCTGATAACCTTAAAGGTTATATGAATACCATGAGATCTAATGGTCTTGATGGATGGACAGTACACTTCCTGGCTGAGAAAGGTATTAGAATTACCAACCCTCTGTCATGTGGAGAGCTGGTATTTGACCTGGCATCATTCTAAAAGAAAAAAAAAATAGTTAGGGGCATGAAATATTGCCCCTTTTAAATAAAATTTTATGCAAAATACACAAGAAATAGTAATAGTAAAACCACTACCATCCAAAGGTAGAACACAATTTGGAGTTTATCCTAACTGTAGGCGCTGGTATTCAATCGGAAGAAATAAGTTAGGTAAGAAAGTAACAGGTCTCACTAAAGAAGAGGCTGACGAGCTAGGACAAAAGTTAAATCTGGATTTGAGTCCTGAATCTGTATTCTGGAATGAGTTTGCAGTAGTAATGACTAACAAAGAAAGAACATTTGATCTTACAGACCCTGCACAGAAACTTGAATATCTGGTACTAAGATCAAAGAGAGATATAGCAGAGTCTAGAGATAAGATTAAACCTTGGTCGATTTATATCATGTATAATGAGACTTTGGAAGCTGAAAAAGAGGTTAGAGAATTCGATAATCAACTCATGGCTTACAAATATCTTGCAGATATGAGTTCAGAAGAACAATCAGATTTCCTTAAACTGTTTGGGTACAAAACCTACAATATGAAACCTGTTGTTATTAAAAGGACTCTTAAAGCTAAAGCAGAGAAAGAAACTGATCAGTTTATTAAACTTTATGAAGATAAAGATAAGACTATGAGGGTTCTTATTGAAGACTTGGTACAGAAAAAGATCTTCAAGATCAAAAATGGTGCATATTACTATGGAGAGGATATGATGGGTGCAGATATTAATCTGACTCTAAATAACCTTAAAAATCCAAAGAAATCAGACCTTTTAAAGGCTCTGAAACTTAAAAACGAGGAAACTAAAATCTAATGACTGTTAACGAGATGCATATAAACTTTAGAGTACTTCTTGATAGAATTGAAGCTAATTACTACAAGAACATACTGCCTGAAGAAATAGACATCTTTTTAAACAGATCTCAGGAGAGATATGTTAAAGTAAGACTATCAGGTAATAATACTCTAAAGACTACTTTCGAGGAAACTCAGAAAAGAACAGACGATCTTAGGACAATATTAATACCTGATACGATCTTATCTCTATCAGCTAGTCAAGCAGGTGCCAAACCAAATGGCTTTTTCTTCGATTTACCAGCAGATTATTGGTTTGCTTGGCAGGAAGAAGCAGAAGTCAATTACGTTGATTGTAACGAAGAAAACAAGGCAACAAGGTTAGGATTTGTTGGTATAACCAGCAATGAATATCTTGTCACAAAGGATGATCCGTTTGCAATACCAGATCCCTCAGCTTCTACTGAAGCTTTTGGCTCAAGACTAATGATGGGAAATAAGATACAAGCCTTGACATTTGGTAAATTCACTATAGGCAGCTATTATCTCACTTATCTAAAAAGACCAGTTACTATAACATTTTCAACAAATACAATAGTATTAAGTGGAGGGTTAATACCTGGGAAGCTTTACAGAGTCGCTTCTGCCTCTATTACTCATAACGGAGTAGTATTGACAGTAGGGCAGACTTTCATAGCTCAAAATCCTAATTTCACAGGTATCGGTACAGTTGTACTAAATAGTATAGATTGTGAATTGCCAGAACATACTCATGCTGAGATAGTTAATATTGCTGTTAATATAGCATTAGAAGATATAGAATCCAAACGTTTTCCAACGAATTCCGCCCTTTTACAAGGACAAGAATAATAAATAACAATTAAATTAAAAACTAATGATGAACAAAGTGTTTAGATTGCTCGTATCAAAAGATGTAGCTGTAGCAGCCTCTGGCCTAACTACAAGTACACTTCCTGATGGAGGAATCGCTGCATTTAAACAAGATTGGACACAGCTAGGAGCTGCTGAAACAATCGTAAACAGTCCTAGTATTAATATCGTACAAAGAGTTGTAAATAGCTCTGATGTTAAAATAGGCAACATTGTATCCTTCCCTGTCATAGGTGTTGGTGTTACTGGGTATAAAGGTCAGAAATTTATCTCTGGTAGAAATCAAATTACTTATGTGGGATTACATCCAGCAGGCTCACCTAAGACTCTGGCAACAGGTACTGGTGATATCGTTGCTACTTCTGGCGTTGAATATGAATTGTCAGTAATTGATCAAGCAGAGAAAGAAATTAGGCAAGTACCGAAAAGGTATAATTACCCATCAGATAGTTCTGCGACTCAGCTTGAGATTGCTACATACTTCGTAACTGCCATTAATAACGATCCTGATTCATTTGTATCAGCATCTGTTATAGGTAATGGTACTGGCACTAATGGTTTAACAAGCGCAACAGCGTGGGGCATAAAACTAAAAGGTAAAAACCCTAAGTATTTCTTCAGAGTAGGTACTAGTGAAGCCTGGAATACTACTCCGATTACCTATGATGTAGACAACTATATTGGTACTAACACTATAGCTCAACTTCAAGAAATTGAAGACTATTCACAAGGATATCAAGGATATCTGAATAGAATCTGGCTGCCAAAAACAATTACTGATTTCATTGTAAACCAACCTAATTCTACCTTCACTTCTACAAGTGCTACTGGTACGATTAACTTTACTCAGAACTCAGTATCTGTTGGTACAACTACTGGCGATATTGCTGGTATTCTACTGCAAGCAGGTGATTCGATTTGGGTGCAAGGTGTTCGCTATACAATAGATTCTGTTACAAATGATGGTACTAATACATCAGCATTTACAATTACAGAACCATTTGTAGGGGCAACTGTTGCAATTACAGCTTCAGGATCTGCTTTCTCTTCTAGTGATTTCTCTAAAGAGGAAAGCTACAATACAATAGTAATCACTCATGATGCAATCTTCGATCGTGCCTACACCGATGGTCATGCTACAAGGCCCCAAGAGACTATTATTGCTATTCCTTCCAAACTGGCTAATGCTACAGCTCTGACAACTATTCAAACTTGTCTGAATGCTTGGGTAGCTACCACACCTAATAGGTTTACAGGAGCCGGTCTTTAATCTTTAAATTACTAATAAGGATCTCGGGGAGAAATCCCTGATTTCCTTATTTTTATATAATTACAATAATGGCAGATGTAAAAAACCTATCAAGTCAGGACAGTATTCTATTGTCCTTCAATAACTCAAGAGCACCAAGAAGTATTAGATGGGAGTATTTTCTTCCATTTCTAAATTCAAGTCTACCATTTGCGTCACAAGCAGAAGTAGATACTGGAACATCAACAGACACTATAGTGAATCCAGCCACATTAAAGGTCGTTACAGATACTAAATCAGATAAGTACGTAGATAATTTTCTAGATGCTGCTGATGATCCTACGATTACTTTTAATGAGACTAGTGGCAGAATTACGTGGTACTTCCCCACTGTTCCTATAGATGATATTGTGAGTATAACGCTTTTTAATTCTTTCATAAGTTTAGATACTATTTTTATTTCAACATTAACAAGCTGGGGTGCGTCGGATGTAGATCCTACAACGATTACTTATTATCCTACTTCCGAAGTTGTTGCAAACGGTCAATACAATTTTCAACTAAAAAACACATCAGGCTCGATAACAGATATAACTTTTACATTATATTTTAAAATAGACGGAAAATAATGGTAATTACCAAAAAGATAAATATATCTTATTCCGATATTCAATCTTGTAATAGTTCTCCAGTTATTTTAATACCTGCTGCAGGGGTAGGTAAGCTAATACACGTACTATCTGTTATGGGAGAAGTGTATTACAACACACCGTCAGCTATACCTTATACGTCAAATTTACAACTTTCTGTTGGAGCAGATGGGGCACCAATATTCCAATCAATGTCACAATTTCTAGGATTAACAGCTACAACTTTTTGTAGACAGTACTTCATACCAACAGCTATAGGAAATGATATTAATCAAGCTATTGATAATGATCCTATAGTACTATATTGTGTATCTGGAGATCCAACCACTGGTACTTTACCAGTAAATATATATGTAACTTATGAGATTATAGATACACAACCAGATAATAAAACAGTAAATATTTAATGATAACCAAAAAATTCGAACTAACAGATACCCAACTACTTAGTTGTGGTATATTGAACTCTCCGATAGCGCTTATCCCTGCTCCCGGAGCAAACAAGATAATAAATCCTATATCAATAATAGCTAGAGTATATTACGACCCTCTCGCAGTAGGATTACCCTATACGACTAATCTTCAATTATCTGTATCACCAGGAGGAGCCCCAATGTTTCAATCTTCTGTTGATTTCTTAGGATTAATAGCTAGTATAGAATGTTGGCAAACATTTATTAAAGTTCTACCAGGAACAGATCAAGATCAATTCTATCCTAATCAGGCGTTATATCTATCTTCTAATACAGGTAATCCGACAGGAGGAGACCTTAAAGTAGATCTGTATGTAACATATGAAGTTATTGAAGTAAACGCACCAGGAAACATAGTAAACGCAGAATAATGACACTATTAGAGAAAATATCAAGCAATATACTAAAAGTAGTTAGTACAGGAAACGATAAAGCATTCGGAAGAGCTGGAAATATAGTAACGATAGCAGATGGAGATACAGGTTTGTATGAGAATTTATCATATACCGTACTACAAGTAGTAACAGATTCTATAATAACCACAATCACTGCCGAAGGAGAAAGTGTTGATTCTTATCAAGCACTACAAGGTATAACACTACCAGCAGGAACTGTATTATATTTTATAAAGCTGACCTCCATTTCCATGAGTTCTGGAACAGTAAGATTATATAATAATATATAATGAAATTAGGCTTAGGAACAGGGTTAGATAAGAACGTTAGAAAGGCATTGTCAGGAGGAGTTGTAATACCAGCTCCTTCGCAATCCATATCTAATAATATTACAGAAACTACTTTCGATGTAAACTGGGCTGCTGTAATTGGAGTTGGTGGTTATCGTGTTGATGTAGCATGGGATGCTGCTTTTACTCAATTTCTTCCAGGTTACAACAACAAAGATGTAGGAAATGTACTAACAACTACAATAGATAAATACGACCCAGACGCATCAGTATTTATATTAGCACAAGAAGGAGCAGGAGATGTATTTAACGATACACAGAAAAATCTCATAAGCAGGTTATACAGAGAAATAAAAGGCGAAGGTGTAATAAATAACAGCGAAAATTTGTTATCTGTAACAGATGTTTCAACATCATCAAATATTGTTTCTATTGCTGCAAATGGTGGTGCAACTGGACCACAAGCAGCGCTAATTACTGCTATTCAAGATTGGTGGGAGGTATATTGGGGTATTAGTTGGATAGGAGATTCTATTATCTATCTGTGGGAAGCAGATAGTGCTTACTCTCAGGTTATTAATGGGACCCACATTTATCCAATACAGAATTTAGGAATTCCTGATAGTACTATTGCTAGAGTAGATGTAGGAGACTCTACATTTTCTATGTGCAATAGATATACAGATGTAGCTACAGGAAAAGGAATAATTATATTGTCCGGAGGAGAAAATGATTATAGATATCAAATTCCTATTGGATCACCAACAAGCACAGACGAATATGAATTTAATGGGGGATTAAACAAAATTATAGAGGGTTTAAAAGCTTCTTATCCTGATGCTAGAATAATACTTACAACTCCTATAGAACGCTCCGATTATCCATACGCTATACCGTTTACAGATTACGTAGACGCTATAATGGAAAGAGCCAATGCCCACGGACTAGAATGTTGGGATATGTACAGAAGGAGTAGAATAACGCAACAAAGTGCTCAAGCAGGAATTGACACCATAGATGGAATTCACCCCAGTCCAGCTGGGTATAATAAAATGGGCAATATTATTTCGAGATTTTTTAATAATACTCCTGTTAACTATTATATTAGAGTAAGAGCATACCAAGGAGCTAATACATCAGCTAATAGTAATACAATAGCGAATGATGGTCAGGCTATGAACCATTTTGTTTTTGTTGATAAAGATGGTGGCACAATAACATGGGATACAATAAACGAATATATAAAAGGTAGTAAATTAGATCTTGAAACAGAAGATTACTTCGAGAAAGTATTTGGGTTTACAAATCCTCAGATAACAGGATATACCGAAAGCTCTGGAAATTTTGTAAAGATTTATGATATGAATACAGCAATAACCAGAAACTTTGTAACAAATGCACCAGCCTATTCGGTTGACTCGGGAGTAGTAATTGCAACCTATAGTATAAATGATGGAATAAATACTGTCTTTTCAGATACGTATTTTACAGGTACTGGCATGCCTATGACACTTATAGTTCAATGTAAAGATATAGATACTCCAGCTTTTGGAGCACCAAGCATGTTAGCTAGTTCTTTAAGTACTGTTCCATTTGTTACAGCAGGTGTTCTAAATACTACTCCTCAAAACACGGAATATGCTTATAGAACTGATGGTTCAGTTTTTGTAGACAGATACTATGAAACTGATGATCAAACAGTATATAACATTTATGCTATGAGTTTGCGTTTAGAGCAAAATGCTTATCTGAATGGAGAATTAAAAAATACAGTAAATACTGGAGCTTTAACTTTCTCTTTAAATCAAGTTAGAACAGCTACAGGAAATCCTACAGATGTATTTGGTGGTGTTATGCTATCTGAGCAGTTTCTATTAGTAGAAGCTACAGCCGAACAAATTTTAAATATTAGCAACCGTTTAGCAACATATGAACCATAATGAACAAATATTTAGCTTATATATTAGGGGCTATTGTTACATTCTTTACTCCTTTAATTGATATATTATGGGTGGTAGGAGCATTATCTCTGGCAGATTGGGTGACAGGGTTAATAAAGGGCCATAAAACTGAAGAAGGTATAGTTAGCCACAAAATAATAACTAAAGGATGGACTACTGTCGGATATTTTATAGCTATTTTAGTTGCTTATAGTTTGGAACTTATGCTACAAAATAGATATGGTAGTAAGGTACCTTTTGTAGATGTAGTAGTGTTTATAATAGCTGCTGCTGAAGTACAAAGTTTGAGAGAGAATTTAAAAGAAATAACAGGAATTGACATATTCAAATATGTAGGTCAATTTTTTGCAAAAAAGAAGTAATGACTTTAGAAATACAATTATCAGGAACCATATCAACAGACGGCAAAGTCATTAGTCTTAGTGATAATACTCCTGTAGATAACATAGTTAATAGTGTTAATTATTGGAATGGTGTTACTACTAGGAATAATTTAAATGTGTCTAAAAGCACAACTAATGCTACTAAACCAGATAAGATTGATATAACAGATATATTAATCACAATTCCTAATAAGACTGTAGTAACTCTATCTTACAGTTCAGGATCTAATTGGATACCTGTTAATACTTCAATATTGGCTATAGATAGTACCACATTGAGTCTTACAACATCTGGCCAGAACGTGTTATCTGATGGTATATATGAATTTAATTACTATATATGGAGTACTCTTAGTACTTTAGGCAACTATTCTATATCTACTGGAAGTACAATAGTAACTTGTTCTAGTAGCCAATTAGCTGCTAAATACACAGCTGGAACTTTTATAAGAATAGATGGTGTTCCATATCAGGTATTACAAGGGCTTAGTTCAACTACCTTTCAATTGATTAAGCCTTATACTGGATTAAGCAATATAGTTGCTCAGACCCCTTATATTGGCTCTACAATCCAGTATATGTTCTTAAATACATATAATGCTGAGTGTTGCGAACAAAAGCTAATAGCTACTGCTGATACATGTTGCTCTGATTGTGAAAACGATTCTATAATGTTGAGCATGAGATTATATACCCTGATAAGAGGAGCAAGAGCACAATATGCTTCAGGAATGTACATAGATGCTCAAAAGACTATAGATCTGGTTAATAGATTGTGTAATAATTCAGATTGTGGTTGCGGATGTGGATAATTTTTCGTATATTTGTATAAAACAAAATAATATGCAGATTAAAGACATTTTAAGATTAAAAGCATCAATTGATTCGTTATCCAATGATAAAACACCAATTTGGTATGAATTAGCTAAAAACAAGATTAAAATCGAAAGAATTCTTCCCCCTATTGCTGAAGACTTTGATAGACAAAGACAAGAAGTAATAGAAAAGCTGGTGGAAAGAGATGAAGCTAATAATCCAAAAGTCAGTGAAAATACCTATCAATTTGGAGAAAATGAACCAGAGGCTATTAGACTATTGACTGAAATCCAAGAAGAATTCATGGCTTTTGAGGTAGATTTTATACCTTTTAAAGTTAAAGATAGTAATAGGCTAGATCTAATTAATGAGTCGATAGAAGCTTCCAAAATGCAGCCAATAATCGAATTTATGTTTAATGACGACTAACGAAATTAATACATTAGTTAATAATTCCTATGTTTGCATGGCAAAAAGAACAAAGGAACTGGTTAACAAAATGACTTTAGGAACAGACTGTAAGGACATTGATTTTCAATGTCTTTACTTGTTTATTCTGGATTTATATATCATATCTAAATGGAACCAGTATCCAGATGGTACAACAGATTCATCTATAACTAATTGCATAACTCAAGATCAGTTTAATAGGATATTAGAAGATCTAAAAAAGAAAGTAGTTGGTTGTGGGTTAAGTACTAATACTGGTATAACACTAGATAATAATTACAATGTTCTGGATTTCCTTCAGGACAATTTCAACTATATAGGAGCTAATTAATGGCAATAACAGTAGTACCAATACCAGGATTACCAGCTTTTTCTGGAACTCCTGCAGACGCGGATCTATTAGCACTATCTAACAATGGTGTTACCAAAAAGATAGATCTCAGCACCCTATTTACAAGGATAGGGGCTCTTAATTCTATTGTTAATCCCTTGGTTGACACTAGTATAGTTAATGCTATTAATAGTTTATATAATCTGGACGCATCTGCCACACAGAGAGGGCTGGTTAACACAGATTATCAGACATTTCAGGGAATAAAATCATTTTTTGGTGATATTTATCTAGGAGAATCTGGAAGTGGTTAACGCTCTAAGATATTTGGAGCAGACCCTTCATTTGGAACTAGTCTTATAGGTCCGTCTACGCAATTAGCAGACCTCACATTGTTGCTACCAGGAGCTGACGGAACATCAGGACAAGCGTTAATAACCGATGGTGCTGGGCAACTAAGCTTCTCGTCTTTTATGACAGCATCTCTACAAGACGGATATATATTTGTAGGTAACGCTTCAAATGTTGCAACAGCTGTACAATTATCAGGCGATGTTACTATCACCAACGATGGTGTTGCTACAATAGCTAATGATGCTATTACAACAGCTAAAATACTAGATAATAATGTAACTGATGTAAAAATAGTAAGCCTTGGTTGGGGAAAGATTACTGGCAAGCCAACTACTCTTGCTGGGTATGGAATAACTGATGCTATAAAGCAAGGAGGCAACAGCTTCGGAGCTTCTATGGTTGTAGGAACAAATGATACACAACCAATTACTTTGGCTATAAATGGGGCATCAGCTATAACAATAGATATTGGTAGAAATGTTAAAATAGACCAGTTAGCAGGGGCTACGCAGGCTGTAGTGGTTACAAGTTCAGGAGGAGTTCTTTCCAAACTAGCAATATTACCTGTAGGATATGGAGGGTCAGGAAATGACACTTACACTACAAACAGAGCGTTGTTTTTCGATGGAACAAAGTTCAATACCAATAGTAATATTTATATAGATACTGTTAATACCAGAGTAGGTCTGTTTGCTGCGCCAGCAACTCAATTCGATATATCAAATAAGTGGCAATTTGATGGTAGTAGTGTTTTTCAAGCCAACACCTTGGCAGGAGATCTTTACTATACTATCCAGAACAATACCAATACAGGAAGTACCAGTCAATATATATTTAATAGTACTGGAAATGGGTTTGGCATAACTACATTTGGTACATCTTATTCTCAATTAGGGAATTTAGATATTGCTAATAGTACGGAAATAAGTACTGGATCTGTTGGTAATAGTACCAATATGTGGATAGGAACTATACCGTTTTCTATATGGTCAGGTTCATCTGGAGCAGAAACTATTAGATTTACCTTTCTTAATGATAAATTTGGAGCAGCTATAACAGGATCTAATATCAAATCAACTATACATAACAATGGTAGCTATAGTACTAGCAAAATAAGATCTTTTATAAGCCCTACAGCAACAGCGACAGCAGATGACTATATACTTTACAGTGTGTCAGCAGTGGCAACATCAACAGTACTTAATTTGCCTGCTATATCTACTGTAGGAGTAGGTAAAAGATTAGTTATAAAGAATACTACTGAAGCAGGAGCCACATTGGATATAACTCCAAATGGCACCGATAGAATCGAAAGAGATGGCGTACCAGGGGCTGTGTTAACACTCTCGGTAGCTAATGAATTAGTAGAGTTAGTAGCAGTGAACGATGGTATAGTATTTTGGATGATAAAATAATGGCGTATAATAAAGGCACAATAAAGCTAGTAGGACTTGTAAATGATGCAACTACTACAATCCCTGCTGGATATCAAATACAAGATACTATTGTTGAGAATACTACAGCCAACGCAATGACTGGAGGATTGAAAATAGGAACGACTAATGGTGGGACAGATGTGTTATTAGCCTTAGCAGTGGGTGGTAATTCTTTACAATCGGTTGAGTTGTTAAAAACAGTGTTTAGTTCTTCGGCACCTCAAACATTGTATATACAAGACGTTCTTGGTTGGAACTCTGCAAATTTAAATATTACATTCGTTATAAAGAAATTTACCAAATAATGATAGGATCAGAAAATCTAATATCTCTTATAAAGGAGTTTGAAGGCTTTAGTCCTAAACCATATCTTTGCCCCTCTAAAATACCAACAATAGGGTTTGGTAATACGTTCTATGAGAATGGTGCCAAAGTTACTATGAATGATACTCCTATTACAGAACACAGAGCTGTAGAATTACTAAAGAATACTCTAAAGGGATTTGAAACGGGAGTAACCTCTATAGTTAAGAGGACAATAACTCAGAATCAATTTGATGCATTGGTAGATTTTGCCTATAATTGCGGATTGAACAATCTAAAAATCAGCACTTTACTTAGGAAAGTAAATATTAATCCAAACGATCCTTCTATAAAAGATGAATTTGCAAAATGGAATAAGAGCAATGGCAAAGTATTACAGGGATTGGTAAGAAGGAGAGAAAAAGAAGCTGAACTATATTTTAAGAAATAATATGAAAAGAACATTAATAGAAATAACTGCTGTATTAGTATTTATATCTGGAATAGCTTATCTATGGGATAGAGCAAAGCATGAGAAAAATCTAAGACAAAATATTGAAACTAGTTACAAGATAAAAGAAGAGTCTGTTATAGCTTATTATAAAGCTAAGAACGATAGTGTATTTACAGCACAGTCAAAGACAATAGAATCTAATATGAATACCTTTAAAACCCTTTTTAATGACATTAGAGAAGACTTTGAATCAAAGACAGGCACTAGTTCCAAAAACTTGCAAAATGCGTTTAAAACGCAAATAAACACCAAAGAGACTTTCTACGTACCTATAAAGGATTCAACAGATACTATCAAGACATTCTTTTATGAGGATCAATTTAACAAGATTGAAGGTATCGTGAAGCCAGACAGTGTGAAGCTTGATATTGAACATAGCCTATATCTAACAAAGTATACATATAGGAAAAGGAATAAAGCTCCTTGGTACAAACCTTGGAAATGGGGTAAATCAACTTATACAGATGTGAGATCAAATAATCCTAATGATGAAATAGTTCATATTCAGGATATTATGATATCGAAATAAAGAAATTATGAAAATAATTTTGGAAATGTCAAAAATAGTATTACCTTTGCACTCATAAATTACTATAAAATATGACAAATAAAAAATTTAAAAGGCTCTTTTTCGATATCGAAACGTCTCCTAACATAGTATTCTCTTGGAATGTTGGTAGGAAGATCAGTATTGATTACGATAACATTGTGCAAGAAAGAGCTATCATTTGTATCTGTTGGAAATGGGAAGGAGAAAAACAAGTGTATTCTTTAGAATGGAAGAATGGTGATGATAAGGAAATGCTTAAGAAATTCTCCAGAGTATTGGAAGAGGCTGATGAAATCACAGGTCACAACGGGGATCAATTTGATTTGAAATGGTTAAGAACCAGATGTTTATATCATGGTATTCCAATGTTTCCGGATTATCAAACAATAGATACATTGAAGCTGAGCAGAAAAGGATTCAGATTTAATTCAAACAGACTGGACTATATTTCTAAATTCCTCGGTATTGGTAGAAAGAATGAGACTGGATTTGGATTATGGAAAGCCATTGTGTCTAACAACGACAAATCTGCTATGAAAAAGATGGTGGATTATTGTAAAAAAGATGTTGTTCTACTTGAGAAAGTATACGAGAAACTCAATCCTTATGTTGCACATCAAGTTCACAGGGCAGTAATGATTGGTAAATCAATATGTGATTGTCCGGAATGTACCAGCAAGAGAACAATATCAAATGGTACAAGAATAACAGCTTCAGGATCAATTAAAAGAAGGTTACACTGCATGACATGCGGTAAATACTTCTCAATATCTGACGCTGCATATCAGAAGAATAGGTAGTAGTTTATAGGCTTAGGGGTGTGCCTAAAACAACCCACACAGCGGTGTAGTTCAAGGGTAGAATAGCGGTCTCCAAAACCGTTGATGGGAGTTCGAATCTCTCCACTCCTGCTAAACATAAGATATAATGAGCACAGCTAGAGAGATAATAAGTGCAACAAGAAAGATTATAAAAGAGCGTACTGATGATTCTAAATTGTCAGACGCTTTTCTGTTATATCTATTTAACAGAGGAAGAGCTGTTATACTCAGACGAGATTATGAGAATGGTCATACAGTCAATCCACAAATTGAACAAGATCTAGGACTTCTTGAGCTAGAACTCGTGGACAAGTCAGAGTGCTCTGATATACAAACTGACTGTTATATTCTAAGAACAGTTAAAGATGTACCCAAATTCGTAGAGGTATATAAAAAGAATCTAATTACTTTTGTAGGATCTGTTGATAAAATTACAGATTTTCAACCTATATCTGTTCCAAGAATACGCTGGTCTAAGTATGGAAAATACACAAAAAACCAGAAGTATTATATGACCAGAGGAAACAAGATCTATATTATTAATGATGTTGCATTAACTCATATAAATGTTAGAGGTATACTGGACGATCCTACAGATGGTAGAAACTATAAGACTTGTACAGGAGAAGCTTGTTTCTCTTATGATCAGGAATATCCTTCTGTTAATTGGTTAGAATCAGCAGCTTTCGATCTGCTTAGAAAAGGAGAATTAGATGTATATTTCAATCAATTCTCTGATAAAGATAACAATAACGATAATACTAAACAACCAGATGTCGAAGCGAGGTAAGCAGAAAAACAAAGTAGACTTTAGAATAAAAGATGTTTATAAGTTCTATAAAAGCATTAATCCTAAAGGAAGCGATTTCTACGTGGATTATAAGCGATTTAGCGAGATAACCCATGCTGGTATGCAGAAGATATCAGATCTGCTTTTGAATGAATCTGAGATCATTAAATTGCCTTATGGTCTAGGTGAGCTGTCGATAATAAAAAGAAAGAATAGTATGAGAAAGATGTATATTGATTTCAAGACAACCAGAGAGGTTGGTGAAACGGTATACTTCTTTAATGATCATACAAGGGGATATATTTTCAGGTTTAGATGGAGGAAGAATATAGTATTCGTAAAGAATAGGAAGCACTATTCGTTTATACCATCAAGAGGTAATAAAAGGCAACTGGCAGCCTTAATAAAGTCAGGCAAAGTTGATTATTGGCAAGTATAATGATATATTCATTCACAAGTGTTAAAGAAGTAATAGCTAAGGTTTACAGAGATCTTAACTTTCAGGATGCTGAGAGGTGGGTAGATCTTGTAGAATGGTGTGGTGAAGCGCTAGAGGCTATCCAAGCCCCACAACAATTAGAGGATAGATACTGTAAGCTTACTATAAAAGATTATAAGGTGAAACTCCCTTGTAACTTCCATAAGCTTAATTATATATACTTTAATGGATTTCCATTATTACCAAGTACTAGTGTGTTTGGTAACACGCTTATCAACCATACCCCTAAAGTAGTAGATACTATAACACTTGATAAATTGAATGGAAATCCTATTCTATTAGACATTAGAAACACACAATGTCCTACAGAGTGGACATATACAATAGACCCTTGCTACATAAAGACTAATTTTAAAGATGGTGATATATACATAGCCTATTCTGCTCTTAGAGTTGACGAAGATGGGTTTCCAGAAATACCTGATGATATATCATATAAACAAGCATGTTTCTGGTATTGTGCTAAGCAGCTCTTGTTACCAGATTGGTTCGAGAATAAGAGTACAAGATACGAAGCTGCTGAAGCTAAATGGCAATGGTATTGTGGGCAAGCAGGAGCTAAAGCAATGGCTCCAGATCTACCAACACTTGAGAATATAAAGAATATGTGGGTGAGACTATTACCTGAAATAAATAGGGGTTCTACATTCTTTACAACACTTTCTAGACAGGAAAGGCTTGACATTTAATGCTGGTAAAAGGACTAAATACTGATACAGATCCATTAAATCAACCTAAGTTTACTTCTCCTTATATAAGGAACGGTAATCTTACAGAAGAGTTTGGTTCTATAACAAATGAAAGAAGCACAGATTTTTTGCAGAATCTGCCAGAAGGTTATTTACCTATAGGTAGTATAACTCTTGACACACAAGAGAAAGTATTATTTCTTGTTAATCCTGATACAAACCAATGTATTATAGGTAAATACAATAATTCTGCCAATTTCTATTCTATAGTACAACCAACAACAGCTCTTAATTTTAAGATAACTAATCAGATACAAGCTACTTTTAAACTCAATTACAAAGGAGAAAGAGTAGTTTATTTCACTGATAATTTAAACCCTCCAAGATGGATAAATGCTGATGTGCAGAATCAGGTTATAGATAACACCAATGTAACTAAGCAGAATATATTTTTCTCCTACAAATATCCAAGATTCAATCTTCAAGGTGTTAATAATACTGGTGGTAATTTGCTAACAGGTACCTATCAATCATTTATAGCCTATGTGGACGAGAATGGAAATCAAACTAATTGGATAGGGTTTTCTAATTGGGTATCTGTTACAGATAAGCTTACTACTCAATTCTATAATGGTGCTGAGTCAGGTTCTCCTAGCAGTAAATCTATAACCTTTTCATTTACTAATCTTGATACTTTGTACCCAAGATTCAGAATAGGTATTATATATGCTAAAGATCAGGTTTTACAAGCGCCAAGAATAGTAGCAGAATTACCAACTGTTGATACATTTATTGATTACACTTACACAGGAAAAGAAAGTTATACTGAAATATCTCTAGAAGAAGTTCTGGAATATGGTGTTATATATGAAACAGCAAAGACACTGAATCAGCTTGAAGGTGTATTATATCAAGCTAATCTGTCTACCAAACCAGATATTGAAGTACAGAAGTATGTCAATAGAATGACTCTTGATTATGTTACCGATGTTAAAAACATTGGCTATTCAACTTTAGATGATAGCTATAAAGACGATATAGTTATCTTCAAAGAGAGGGGTTACCAACATGATGAAGTTTACGCATTCTATATCTCTTTTATATTGACTAATGGTAGAGAAACCAAAGCATATCACATTCCTGGAAGAACTGTCAGGGATGCTTATAAAGGTACTATACCATCTTCTATACCTGAAGACACATTACTGTCTAATCTAGATCCTGGGCAAGAGAATGCTGTTAAAGCTGCATTAAATATAGATACTGTAAGCTTTGATGATATTAAGCAGGTTAATGGTAATGCTAGAATATTTCAATTGTTTGACACAAGCAATAATCCATTAGCTACTAGTAATATGGGGTATTGGGAGAATCAAAACGAGTTATACTCTGACAATTCTAATTGGGATATTTGGGGAGCTGACATAAATGGTAATCCTGTTAATTTGACAGCACAAGATCCTGTTACATACCCTACCCTGAGAAATAAGAAAGTAAGACACCATAAATTTCCTATGCCTGTTACCTCAACTACAACAGGAGGAAATTTCTTAAACGGTAGTGATACAGTTAATACTACTATCCTTGGTATTCAGATAGGAGGGCTCCAATTACCTCCTATAGTAAAGAATAATATACAAGCTTACAAAATATATTATGCCAAAAGAGATTTAAGTAATGCGACAGTATTATCTAATCCTTTAACTATTCCTCAAGCTGTTATGACCACAGGTAATCTTATTACCTATCTAAATAATAGTGGAACCTATAATATAAGAAAATCAGTATCTGTACCCTCTAGTGATCCAAAAGAGGATGGTCCTACATTCTTATCACAAATAGGACAAAGAGCTTGGAGATGCTATTCGCCTGAATTTCAAGGATTAAATATAGATATAAAAACAATAACACACTTCAAAGCTCACACAGCTTTGGGTGGACCTATAAGCCCATCATTTAATTGGTATCCTGATAGTGGAGATTTTAAGTTTGGATTTATAGCAGATTATGCTAATCCAGCATTGAATAACTACAACCCTTCTTCTGCTAACTCAAATACCATGAGAAGGGTTAGATCTATATTCTATACACAGAATACTGTTAATAAACCATTTGAAACTAATTTTGTTTATTATAATACTACTAAGAACATTTACAATTATCAAGTAGATAATTCAGTATTCGTAGAATTCTATACAGATATGGCTGCTGTAATAAACGGTCCTACCTATGATGTATCTAATCCTCCATCTACCTATGGGCTAGTATGGCCTACACAAACACCATTGATGTTAGCTTGTTCTTACACGATAAATATATATAATTCATTTGACGCACAAGAATTAGCATTTACTGGACTTATGGAGGATATAAACGCAGTAAATGGAATACTATTATTTGGTGGAGATGTATTTGTAGGTAATTGTTGCTTACGATCAACATCTAACATTGCTCCTATAGAACCAGTAGATCAAACGCTTATAACAAGTTTATCTCATAGAACAGCTCATTTCTTTGTATCTCAATCTACAGTGAATATTAACTTTAGATATTTAGGAGTACAACCATATGAAATATATTATCCTGCATATCCTTTGAATACTATCGATGGATTAACAGATCCTGATCTCGGAACAGGAGTGTTAAATATTAGCCCGTTCTTTAGTAATGTGATATTATATAATCAGGACTATTCTAGAGTTAATGATACTTATCAGCCAGTTATTCAAAGTAAAGAATTAGCTAATGCTGCTTATAGGTTTCCAACAAGAATAATCAGATCTGATAAAGATAATTTGGAAGGAGTTCAAGATAACTTTAGGCAGTATTTACCTCTTAATTATGTAGACTTACAAAAGAATAGAGGCCAAATAGAAAATCTTCAAAGAAGTAATGATAATCTTTACATTCAGCTTACTAATTCCATAACCAGAACTGTTGCAAGAGAAGTACTTAAAACAGAGGATACTAACGCTTTCTTAGGTTCTGGAGATATATTTGCTATACCTGTTAAAGACATTGTTTATTCTGATATAGGGTATGGAGGAACAAGAAGCCAATGGGCCAGCTTAGGAACTCCTTTTGGTTTAATCTATCCAGATTCTAGTAAAGGTAAAGTATATCTCGTTAATGAAGGAATTGATGAAATATCTTCTAATGGTAGAATTAAATGGTTCCTAAATAACGGAAAACTTAAACTAGTAGATCAGATGAGAGATGAAGACTATTTCTATCCTCTTTATGATAATCCTGCTAATCCTAATGCTGTTGGTCATACTGCAGCTTGGGATGAAAAGTATAGAAGATATATTCTTACTAAGAAGGACTACGAAATGAGGCAAACCTATTTAAATAACTTCAGGGGCAAGTTTATTGATGGTAATATATATAACGTTGGTGATGTCGTTTTTAGTGAAGCACAAGGGAGCTTTTATAGGTATAATGGAGCAGCATTTGATATTATGTTATTAACTAATTCTACTTATTTTATAGATAGATCTGTTACTACCAGTTACTATCCTGAATTAAAATGTTGGGGAAGTATATATGATTATAAGCCAGGTATTTATAGTTTTGATAATATGAATTTTTATTCGTATACAGCCACTCAAATATTCAGGCATAATTCCCTTACTAATGTTGGTAGATTTTACTTTACTAAATATCCTTTTGAAGTGGATATAGTTTACAACAATAACCCAGATATATCTAAACAATTTAGTTCAATATCGTATGCTAGTAAGTTTAAGGATTTTACTAATAATGAAATAATAACCAGAACATTCGATAAGTTTTATTTGTATAATTCATATCAAGTATCTGGAAGTACAAACATAATAAACTTGTCGACAGCAAGACTCGTTAATAACAAGTGGAACATAAATCAATTCAGGAACATTAGAAATGATTACAATATTCCAATCTTGGATGTTGACTATAATATAACAGCTTCTATAGACTTAAATAAGCCATTCTTTGAAAAGGAAAGGTTTAGTGATAAATATACAACAGCCAGATTAACTTATGATAATCAAACTGAAGGTATATTAAGTTTACTGTTAGCAGAAACATTTGATAATGAAAAAGAAAGATAAGATGCAATATCCAGATGGAGGAAAGACTCCAATATATACATCAAATAAGAGTGATCCTAGAATAAAGGCATATAATGATAGCTTAGCTCTATATAATTCAAGTAAAAACAATGTGGCAGATTTAAAGATGTTGATGTCTAGAGGGCTACCTTCTGATATAATAGATGATGTTTGGTTGAATCAAACCAAGGCTTTCTATCAATCCCAGGAAGGTATAAAGGGGCAGAAAGCCTACGATGCCCTAACAAAGCTAAATAAGAAGTCTCCGTTACCTGAAACAACATATAAAGCTACACCTAATTCAGTAGCTAGAATATATAAGAAACCTGTACAACCAGTCTTATACAAACCTGAAGTTACAAAAGAATCCCCTATTGTATCTAAGCCTAATCTTATTCCTCCAATAGTTTCAGTGGATACTATACCTCAGAATGGTGAATCTCCTTATATATTCAACGAGAAAGATTTTGGAAAATATTATGGAACACATAATACAAAAATAAACGACTATTATTATATGAACCATAAAACAGGAAAAATGTATAGCCCTGAAGAGTACAAATCCTTAAAAAGTAACAAATTTTCTAAAGGAGGAAAAATACCTAAATATGGTATTGGTGCTACAATAGGAGGAATAGCTGGTACTATAGGTCTAGGTTCAGTAAATCCCCTACTTGGTGGAGTAGGAGCATATGCTGGTAGTTATCTAGGGGGTTTATTTGATTCTCCTGAAGAGGTAGAAATGAAAACTCCAGAATTGAGAGTTGATACCATAAGACCTAATCCTAAACAGATGTATGGAAATAGTAGGCTGCTTTATAAAGATGGAGGATTTATGCAAGATAATAGTTATACAAGAAATTACTGGGATGGTAGAGCACTGATGGGTCACCAACCAGCAGAAGTTGAAAAGGAAGAGGTGGCTATTACTCCTGATGGTCAGACTTTAATGTTTGATGGTCCTAGTCATGCTGATGGAGGAATAAAAACAACATTACCTGAAGGTACGAAGATAACCTCTGATAGATTAATTAATCCTTTAACGAATAAAACATTTGCTAAAGATCAGGCTAAAATAGAAAGGAATAGAATGAAACAAGACAAGAGACTGACTATAAGACCGAACGATTTGTATCTGAAGAATTCAGTGGATAGAAATGATGTAAAGTCTGAACAGATATTCCAGTTACAAGAGATGACAAAGATGTATCAAGAACCTGAAGCCCAAGAATACAGAGACGGAGGAACTATTCACATCAAGCCGGAGAATAGAGGTAAGTTTAATGCCTTAAAGAAACGTACTGGGAAGACTACAGAAGAACTTACTCATAGTAAGAATCCATTGACTAGGAAACGTGCTATCTTCGCTTTAAATGCTTCGCGCTGGAATAAAAAAGAATATGGTGGGTTTATAGAAGGATCGGAGCATGATTTAGATGAAAATCAAATACAAAACCTTATAAATATGGGATATGAAATTGAAAGAGTCTAAAAGAAGATATAGAACTAAATTTAAGCAAAAAGATGATTGTGGTAATTTAATATGTTATTGTTGTAAGAAATATTTATCAGAAGATCTTTTTGATAATAATAACGCAAGATGGTTTAGAGATAACAAAGACTATCGTTGTAAATTATGTAAACAAGCAGCATATAATAAGAAGAAACTAACTAATAGAGGAAAAAAGGATTTGAACAGAATTCTACTTGAAAGATGGCATGGAATAAAGGATAGAGCTAGAGCCAGCGGGTATGTTATAGATTTTGGGTGGGAAGTTCTGAAAGAGATATGGGAAAATCAAAATGGTATTTGTGCCTTAAGTGGTATAGAAATGACTTATGAAATGTTTAATGGAAGAGTACATACAAATGTAAGTGTTGACAAAATAGATTGTTATAAACAATACTCTAAAAATAATATTCAACTTGTGTGTATGGCAGCTAATCAAATGAAGTCTGATATGCCGTTTGATAAGTTAATTTGGTTTTGTAAAAATATAATTAAATATAATGAGGACAAGAATAAGAATAAAAAAAGCGCCTAAATACCTTAGAGGAGGTTACATGTACCCCGAAGGAGGATTAACTCTACCTGAACTACAACCTGTTCCTCAAGACGCATTTCTTGAATATCCTAGCAGACCATTCTCAAGTAGACTTGGTGATTTCTGGGATAGTAATCCTCTTTCAAGAGCTGGAGATTGGGTAGATAATAATGCTTCCAATATAGGATTAGGTATGGGCCTGTTGGGCTCTGGTTTGCAATTTGCTGACAGTTTCAATACTGACAGAATAAATAGAATACAGAATCCATATAGGGATGAAGCTTTAAACCAGTATAGAACTTCTATAGCTAATCAAAGAGGGCTTAGATATGACGTATCAGATCAAATAGGAGACATTAAGTCTTCAGGGAGATCTGTTGATAGATGGGCTCAAGGCAATCTTTCAGGCCCAAGTAGAGCTGCTACTAAACTAGCTAATAGAGGTGTAACTCTTAGAGGGCTTAATTCTACTTATGGCGATAGAAATAGAGGAGATGTTGGAATACAATCTACTGCTAATCAAATGGGTATAGGGTTGGCTGATGCTTATGGAAGATTTGGAAATGAACAGGCTGGATATGATAATATGTATCAGGATATGAATCTTAGAAATAGAGCTAATGTGAGGAGAAATAGATATGGAGCTATATCTAACCTAAGCGATATATTCCAAGGATATGGTAGAGATCAGCAGTTATTAGATCTATTGCCTAAACTCTATCCTCATAGCAATATATAATTTTGATAATTCACTAAAAATCATTATATTTGTAACTTATGAATTTGTATGACAATTATACTCCCTCCAATTATATACCTATTCCTTTTCAGTATTATGATGCTGCAGCAAGATCACAGGAACAAGAATACCAGAGGAATAGATCTTCTTTAGAGGCTATAGAAGATAGATTGGCTGCTTTACCTACTAGAACTGTTGACGTTGCTGGAAAGAATGCTATAATCAATAAATTCTTTAATGAAAGCAATGCTCTTATGACAAAGTATCCTAAATATACTCCGGGGATGGAGAATGAAATAAGGAGACTTGCTAGGAGAACTGCTGCTAGTCCTGAAATAAAGGGATTAACTGATCTATATGGTCTGGAACAGGAGCATAGGAAGATGAGAGACCAGCTAGCTGCTCAAGGTAAGGTATGGGAATATAATAGAGATGTGTTTGATAAGCCTTTTCTTGATGCTAGCGGGAAGATCTCTTGGCAGAACTATCAAGATACTAGACCTGGATTTGAATTGACTCAGGACTATATAGGAGAGGCCGATAAGGCAATTCATCCTCATATTCAAGCCAAGATGAGGGATCTTGGTTGGAAGGTTGTTAATATCCCTGTTAGAAAGCTTGATGGTACAATGGGCTATATTCCTAAAATACAGACAGGTAAGGGGCAATTTCTAGATCCTAATTCAAAAGAAGTTGATAAAATACTAGATGAAATACTTCCGAGTTTTATGAGCGAATCTGCTGGAGATCAATATTTCAGGAGATCTGGTATGGATTTCATGAATAATCCTAGAGCCAATTACGCTGGATTTGCTAATTCAATTAACCCCAATACTCAACAACCGTATACTCCAGAAGAAGTTGCATCTGCATATGGTAGAGATAAAGCGAAAGAACTACTGAGGAGCAGAATACCATTTATTTCAAATACTATGGCAGGTTATGAAGATGTCCCGGCTAGCTGGTTAAAGTTATTAAATGGTAAATCACAGTTATCGGTATTGTCTCAGACTATGACAGAATCTTATAATCCAACAGCTGCTGGGCAAGAATACAGTCCTGGTCCAGCTATTGAAATGCCTAGTAGACCTGTTACAACAACTTCTTATAAAGATTTGGGTAAAAGGGAAAGAGGAGATCTATATGAGAGGTCTCGGGGGGAATATCAAAAATATTTAGATTCTCCTTGGCAACAGCTACCTGGAATGGCTGGTGGGTTTGGATCAAAAAATCCACAAAAGAAAACAGGAAGGCCAATGAGCTATAACGAATGGATTGAAGATAAAGGAGCTAACCCCGATAATCCATATGGAGATATACTTTATGACTATTTGCAAGATAATAGAGATGTTGCTCAGAAGATATTAGTAGGCACTAAAGTAGCTGCAGCAAATCCTGCATTGGCTAATTATGCTTCCAAGCAGGGAGTAAATGCATTAAATAATTCAAATGCTGTGGTTTTTGGTGAGAAGTTCAACATGCTACCTATAGGACAAGCACTTAATGGTGGAGATGTTACGAACTATAAGAAAGAGTTTACTGGTCAAACAGCTTTAGTTCCTACTGTACACGGAGGAGAAGAACCTATGCTGCTTTATAATGTATACGTTAATGAAGATGAATTCAAGAAGGCCGGATTTGAAAAAGATAATGTTGGTGGTGCTGATCGTAGAGAAAGAGTGAATGAAGATGGAAAAAAAGAAACGCTTTATCCAATAAAGGTTGGTGTCTCTCCTTCGCAGGTTATGAGTTGGCAGGGGGCTAGAGCTAACGATTTCGAAATGATGGGTCCAGATAAAGAGATTAGTCCAGAGGAAGACTATGCTGCTTCTTGGAATTTCAATGAGAATTGGAGGAAGTTTAAGAAATATGGTTATGATATAAGACAAAATAAGGATGGTACATACAATGTTTCAGACAAACATAATAAAAACAGTGATATTATAATTATTCCTGAAGCAGATATGGCTACCCCCAATACATTTGAGAAAGTTTATAATCACCACAACAAAAGATAATATGGCAGAATACATACCTTTATCGGAATTATATAAAAACAACAAACAGGCTTCTGAGTCCCTAAAGGCTCAGAATTCTGATTATAAGACCTTGTCAGATTTAGGAATTCCTGGTACTAAAAACTTATCTGATATTAATACTGGATTAGCGGGATCTGGAAGAGTGTCCCCAGAATTTAATGTTTATCCGTCACATGGTGAATATGGATTTCTTCCTTATGAGGGTATTGATAATGAGGCTATTCGTGCCGACTCTCAAAACCCTTTTGCCAATCTAGGTAAGGGATTGTATAATTCTGTGCTTGAATTAACTTTAGGAACACTTAGAGATTCTGCAAGACTTCTTGATGTTGAAGGTCATTACAATTCTGTTATAGGAGCTGAGAGTGAATTCAATAACTGGTTCTCTGATATCATGATGCAGGCACAAGATGCTGCTGAAGCTAATGTATATATGTCAGATGATGATAGAGGATTCAATCCTTTATCGAGTTCTTGGTGGGCTAATAATCTACCTAATTTGGCTACAACAGTATCTATGATGATACCTACAGCAGCCGGTACAAAACTACTAGGATCAGCAGGTAAAGCTTTAGGGGCCGGTAGATTATTGAATACTGTAGGTAAAGTAAATTCAGCTAAAGGATTAACAGCAGCTGTACTATCCAGACTTACTGAAAATACAGCAGAATCATATGAAGCTGCTAAAACCTCGTATCAGGAATCTTATAATTCTCTTATAGAAAGAGGATATGATCCTGAATCTGCTGATGCTACAGCTAAAGAAATAGCTGGAGAAACCGGTAGAAATACTTGGTATGCTAACTCTTTATTATTAGGTGTCGATGCTTTTCAGTATGCTAGTATGTTTAAGAGTTTTAATCTAGCCAGAAGAGCTGGCAGCACTCTGAAATCAGAACTATTAAAACAAATACCTACAGAAGCAGGTGAAGAGGTATATCAATATCTAGCTCAAAAAGAATCTGCTTATAATGCTGAAAGAGATAAAGGATTGATTGAATCTAAATCTCCTGGTAGTAGAATATCTAGCTATCTTTCTGATCCAGACCTTTATACATCTGCTTTACTTGGAGGATTAGGTGGAGGAGTGTTCACTGTTGCTAGTCAAGGAATTGATGAATTTGTAGATCCTATTAGGACGAAGCTTGATAAAGTTCTTGGAAACAATATGGCTCAAGCACAAGCAGCTGAAGTAGGAGATAAGAAAACTTTCTACGATATAGCTGATAATACTTTCATGTCGGAAGCTATCACCAAAGCTAGAGAAGGGAAACTAGATCAGTTTGAAAATGAGATAAGAAATCAATCTCAAGACACAGATACTTCGGCTCTTAATATTAATCCTGATGATTTTAGATCTAAGATATCTTCGAGATTGGATGATGTCAAATTTGTTGAAGATGCTTTTAATAGAATCTATAACGATAACACTAAATCTGAAGAAGTAAAACAAACAGAACTTCAGAACCTTGTTCAACAGAGATTGAAAGAGAAAAGGCTTAAATCTCTGAATGACGATATCAATACTTCCTTTAATAATGCTTCTGTGGCTTTAAATCTCAGCCCTCTTCTTAATAATATTAAGAAAACAGAACTCCAGCTTAATGCTCTTAATTCTGTTAAAGGATTTGAGAATATGAAAGAGGCTTACAAAGAGACTCTTAGTAATTTATATAACGCAGCTAAAGCAGAAGGTTTTGCAACAAAAGCTCAAGTTCAATCTGCTATACAATCCTCGTTTGATAATGATCTTCAACAATCTTTTATTGATAGGATTAAGCTTGAAACAGAATTAGGAACTATTAAAGATATACTTAAGAAAGTTGAAACTAAGAAGGGACAAGAAGAAATTACAACAGCCTTAAAAGATGATATGAAATCTCAAATGCGCAGCATGGTTGCTGATAATCTTAGAGATAATTTTGTATCGAAAGCTACAGTTGAAGATCTTCAAAGACTTCTTGAAACTCCTATTCAGGGGAATATAGCTAAAGCTATAGATGTTCCTGAAAATACTCTTTATAAAGATATTCCAGAATTAGCTAAGATAGTTAATGATGAGATGGATAGAAGAAGGAACGAATTAACTAAAGTTGAAACTGTAAAGCAATTTGAGAAAAGATACTTTAAATCGGTAACTCCTGATAGAAATTTCTATAAATCATTAGGGGAGAGATATAAAGATCTTAAAGCTTTTGAAATGGACAAAGCTCATTTTGAACCTATATTTACAGACTTAGGATATACTCTTAGATCTGAAACTCCAGAAGAGCTTAAAGACTCTTTATCTGATGCCAGAGAGCAAGAAATATTTCCAGAGATTAGAAAGACTATTGATGATTATTTCAATACTGAGAATACAGTTAAATCATCCATAGTAGAACCTAACGATATAGATTCAATACCTACTACAACAGATCTATCAGAAGCTTTAAGTACTCAACTGTCTAATGAAAATACTTCTAATAGTCCTAATGCTGTTGCCTATAATGCATTTTCCAACCCTGTTTATTTAGAAAATAATAGCGTAAATGTTGGGGATTCTGTAAGTTTTAACATTAATAAATCTGTGGATGTAAATCCATTTATAATAAGATTTGCTAATGCTAATAATCTAGATCCTAATGAACTTCTTTCCTATTCAAATAATAATCCTTATCTAACAGCTGCTATAGAGATAATATCTGGAGATAGAATTATTGGGTTTGTTAAGGCTATCTATACTAAGGAAATCGCTGAAGCTAATGACGATATAGTTAGATTTAGAAAGGCTTTATATGAGGGAGAGTCTGTAGAGGTTCCTACCAACTTTACAACTAAAGCCCCTAATGGGCAAGATTCTATTCTTTATAGAGATCTTGTTGAAATCTATGGGAAAGAACAAGGTAAAATTCAATATGCTAAACTAAGAGAGCCTAATACTATCTTACAGGATTTTTCAGATAAATATGGACCTTTAAAGGTTGATTATGCTGATCCTGTTAAATATAATTACTCTGAAGACATGTTGGCTTGGACTACTAATGATAAATTTGGCATAACCATTTATCTTAGTGAAAAGTTTAAAGATAGAACTACTAAATTAAAAGATAAAAAAATATTACTTGCAGGTTTCGATTCCAAAGTGTCTTTCGATCTTGATGACAATCCCGATCTTAAAGCTAAGTTAAAAACAGCGTTTACTATAAGACAAAATCTTGAGAATTTTATAATCTATCTTTATACCCTTGGTTATGTACAGTCGCCTGATGGGAAAATAGTTAAGTTCAATAGAACAAATCTAGAGAGAGCTATTGATCAGTCTGTTAAAGATAAAAATATTATGAGGGATATCAATGGTGAGCCTATGATATTTATGACAGCAGGAAAAGAGGGAATAGAAAAATTCAAAAAGCCTGGAGATGAGGGGTATAGAAAGAGTGATGCTTTTACAGGAGAACAAGGAATATACTTCTCAAGAGATATAAGACAAGCCGAGAAATATGGTAGATTTACTGATAAGAATACTATAGGAGAGGGTAAAGATCTTTACTATGCATTTTTGAAATCTAAAGGACCTTACATAATGGGAGATCCATTACATGAGGCTAGGTACAAATTAGAAACTTCCATTACAATATCTAGCGATGACAGAAGAGCGTTAGAGGAAATTGGATTTGATTCCGTAGTGTGGAATAAGCAATCTGACAAAGGATATAGACCATTTTTGGAAATGGTTGTATTTGAACCAGATCAGATAGAAGTAATTGATACTTATAGAGGTAAAAAACCTATAACAGAATCTAAAATTATTCATAAAGGACCAGGATTATTTAACAATGTTGATAAGAATAAGTCTTTAAAGAAAGAAGAAAAAACAGAGAAATTATCGGATACTCTTAAAACCAAGGATTTTTCATTGGGGTATGGTCTTCAAGGTAATATTGTTATTCCTAACAACGAAGTGTTACAGAATGCAACTTCAGCCGTTAATCTTAAAGATGGGGCAGTCTATATTCCTATTATTGGTCTAGATGGTAAAGTAAGACCTGCTAAGGCTAATCTTAGAAGACTAACTAGTGCAGAGGTTGAATATATTATAGATAACCTTAACAATGTTACTCCTGAGAGTTATAAAGACATATCAGACAAAATTAATGAGGTTACCTATGTGGGAAATAAATCTGATAATACTCTCTATATAGATGGGGCAACAGAGTCTATCATAATAGGTTCTGAAACCTTTAGATTTGGCGATAATTTCAATGACGATTATGTTCGTAATGATTTATCCAATAGGCTAAGAAACGTTCTTAAATCGAAAATAAATGGATTCGATGAATACAATGACCCTGTTACTGGTAATAGCTATAGCAACTACAATGATTTTCTATCGGAGGAATTCGTAGTTACTTCTGACTTAAATAGTCAATACCCCTTCATTCAGCCAAGTTTACATTATGAATTACCAAAAGTAGTTCCTGATCTTGGGGATATTAAGAAACCTGAACCATACAAGTTTCCTGATAAGGTTGTTAGGAAACCTGGAATATTCAGAAGATCGTCTGCTACAGATGAGAAGTTTGAACCCCTGAATAGTACTAACGAATTAGCTTGGGTAGCCAAGAACCTTCCTTTTATAGAAGATAGGGTCCAATTTGTTGATGATCTTAGAACAATTAACTCTAAATTTGGTCAATCTGCTTGGGGGCTATTCTATGATAATATGATTTATATTAACAGGAATGCCCCTGAAGGTACAACCTACCACGAAGCTTTTCACGTAGTATTTAATCTTATCCTTTCTAATAAAGAAAGGGAGTCTGTAACTACTCAAGGTACTAGAAAGTACCCCAAAATTACTGCTGAGGAGGCTAGTAAACTGGGAGAATTATATCCAGATCTTTCTGAATCTGAAATAAATGATATTTATATTGAAGAAAAACTTGCCGAAGATTTCAAGAGATATATCATTAATAACCAGTCTATTAGTTCTTTAGGGGCTAAGATTCTTAACTTCTTCAAAAGATTGTATCAGCAACTTAAAGCTCTATTGAGCAATAAGATTGCATTAGACGAATTCTTTTATAGAATTGATAGTGGAATATATAGTCAATCTGAAAAGTTGTTTAAACGCAATATAAATAGGCAAAACAACGAATTATTAGTAAGGCAATCTCTTGTTCCAGGATTTACCATTAAACTGCAAAGAAAAGCAATAGAAACTATAGACGATATGTTTATAGAAGCCATTGAGGAATTAGTTGAACAATATGAGGTTAATAAAGGATTACCTGTAGGATTTATAGAATATGGAGAGTTTTTATCAAACAATAAACTCAATCTCAACATTATATATGATAGAGCTATAGAAAGCTTCCAAGCAAGGCATGCTGATTCTAAAGGCAACTTACCAGAATTGAATCAGAAACTGGTAGATATGTTTGAAGATATGGAAGTTAATGGCGAAAAGATTGAAGGTCTTAAAACCAAACATAAACGTTTCTTATCAGTATATGGATATAATATTAGAGTAAGAGATCTCGCACAAGATTGGTCAGAGTACATAGAGAATAAGATTCAGTCTGAGAACGAGGTAGATATTGATGAACCAGACATTGATAACAAAGAAAGGTGGCAATATCAATACTTCGAAATAAGTGGATATGATAAACTGTCTGCTGGTATGAAACGCCTTGTTCGTTCGCTTAGAGCTATGGAGAAGAAGCCTACTCTATATACTGATGTAGATGGCAACCAACAGCTTAATTATCATTTCAAGATAAACGAGTTTGCTGAATATGAAAGAGTGAACTTTCATGAAACTTATAACTTCCTTGTAAGAAATCTTGCTGGGTTAGATACCTATGCAGATATGATTAATGAGATGCAAGAACTAACTAGTTTCAGACCAGAAATTCATCAGCTCATTGATATATTAAATGAATCAGGAGATGACCTTAAATCTGAATTCTATACTAATTTCTCTAAATCTAATAATAAGTTCATAACTGTTCTATTTTCTACAGAAGTAGATGAATTAGGAGAAACTAAGAAATTCAGAGTCATGACTTCTAATAGGAAGAATATTAGAAATTTCATAAAAGAAGAATGGAAGAATAAGTTTATAGACAAATTTATCTACATAGATAATAATAAACAAGCTATCAGACATGAGGCGTTAGCCATACTGAATAATAAATATAAAGTTCTTAAAGCTTCTTTAGAAACATCTCTCAAGGAAGGCAAAGCTCTTACAGACGATATTATAGATAATTATATAGATGTTCTTAGAGCTATTGGTATAAATATTCCTAAATCGGTATTTGATAGATATAAACAGTCTGTGTCTGTTGGTAATCTCATTATTCCCGGAATAAATGAGTTTAAGACATTTATTTATGGTAGTACTGAAGGTACTCTTGAGAACCTCGTTAGTAGCGTTAAGAGTCTTCAAAATCCTTTCTTAACTGAAGATAAAGCTATTGATAGACTTGCTAACCTTGTTATAAACTTTAACAAGGATATTATTACAGATTCATTTAAGAATGTTGAGAATAAGAGTGTTTATAGTTATAACATGAACACCTTCATGACCAAGTTCTTAACCAAAATAAAGAATGGTTCTGGCGTTGAGATACTTAAAACCTATCTCAATGATCCCTATTATTCTGATTCAAGACTTGTTAAAAGACTTATAAACGATAAAAACTTCAGAGAGAAGGGATTTGATCTATTTGTAGTGGATGGTCTCAGGGAGCAAATAAAAGGACAATCTGGTACTAAATATAAAGACTTCAATGAGAAAGATTCTTGGGTAACCAAAATCAACTTATTTTTAAATAATGGTAGTAAAGAAACTGCAGTATATGTTCTGCCCACACCTTCAGATAATCCTGTCATTAGGGCCATATCTTCTTATAGATATAATGAAAACGATATTGTAGATACTTATGTAAATCAGGTAATAGTTCCTGAAATAAAAAGGATAGCAGATCTTTATATCAATAAAATTCCCATGGATTCTCCTTTGGCTGTTAAGAATTATATTAAGAAGGGGAATACTAAAGGTAATGGCTATAAGTTATTATCCACTGACAGCGCCGCAATACAGCAATTAGCCCCTGGTTTAGTTAGTTCTATAGTTAATAATGGAGCTATTGATCCTGCTTTGATAACACAATTAAAATCAGCAGCTACTGAATATTTAACAGGTAAAGCGCAAGAGTTTCAAAATAAGCTTCTTGATTTAGGTATTATTACCAAGGATGATAGTAATGCTATTCAATCAGAGTTTATCGATCCTGTAGCCATAGAAAGAGTTTATAATGGTAGCTTAACTAAGGCTCTGAATAGATTCTACATAAATAGTCTAATCTTTACAGGTGAAATATCTAGACTAACCATTGGAGATACAGCTTTTTACAAAGATGTTACTGATGCTTCCAAGAGATCTAACGAGATTAATGTTCCCGGAGATGATTTAAATATAGATGTTACAGGAGAAACTTACAATGTTGCTATTCTAAAAACTGAGAAGGTAGATAAACCAGCATTCAATGGTATTGATTATACAGACGCCCAAGGATATATGACACTTGATAGGTATATTAAAATAGCTAAAGCTACTGGTAAATACAATACGAAATTAGAAGAATCTCTGTTTAAACTTCAATCTGGAGAAGCGACTATTAAAGATTATGGAATTATATTAAATCCGGTTAAAGGATTCTATTATGCTCATTCTTACAATGAAGAATTAAAGAAAGTTGTTCCTACACAAATTAAATATTCCGCAGTACCTCTTATTCCTGCTCTTACTAAAGATAATCCTAAATTGGATAAGCTAAGAAGAACTATGGAAGAGAATGGTATTGATGAGGCTGTATTTGATAGTGCTGTTAAGGCAGGTGAGATTAATTCTAATAACCAAGAAGATTTCCTTAATAACAAGGATGTAAAATATATAACTCTGTCCAACAGTTATTGGAGATGGGTGCAGAACGTTCCTGAGAAGCATATAGATGCTCACATATTGTTTGGTACTCAGATTAGAAGATTGATATTGGAGAATGTTAAAAATGATACTATTTATAAGCTTAAAGATAAAGAACTAACAGGTAGAGAAATTAAAGACCTTTATCAAAAACTAATTGTGGATAATGTTAGAGAAGATCTTAGTGCTACAGTAGAAGAATTCTCTGATATAAACACTTTAGTAGATATGCTCAGAGATGAGATTGACAGCAGAAATCTTGATGATAATTATGAGCAAGGTTTAAAACTAATTACTAAGAAAGATGGTAGCCAGACAATAAGCCTACCCTTTAACCTACTTACTAGATTTGAACCTATTCTCACTTCTATCTTTAAGAATGGGGTAATGTCTCAGAAGACTAGAGGCATTGGAGCTGTTCAGGTATCACAATTCGGATTTCAGGATCTTAAATATATTAGGAACAAAGAAGGTGTGATAGAATATGCTGAATGTCTATTACCTTGGTGGACTAAAGAAGTAGTTCAACCAAAAGATATAGCAGATATTGATCCAGAACTTCTTAAAATGGTTGGTTATAGGATTCCTACAGAAGGAAAACACTCTATGATACCTCTTAAAGTTGTTGGATTCTTACCACAAGAATCTGGTAGTATGGTAGTATTACCCCCTGAAATTGTATCTCAGATGGGATCTGATTTCGATATTGATAAACTCTATATCATGCTTCCGGAGTTCAAGAAACAGGGAAATGATATAACTAAGATTGAATTCAATCCAGAGGCCGAATCTCATACTCGTGAAGAAAGAGATAATGGTATTCTAGATATTATACAATCTATTCTTACTAATCCTGCTAATTATAATGAAATAGTTAAAGAAGGGGGATTTGCTGAGTTACAAAAGCTTGCTGGTGAAGTTAGGAAATATAAGAGCAAAGCCCCACTAATCTATATAGATCCTATTAGTCAAGAAGAGTTCAGAAAAAGGAACCAGGCTGGTGCTGGTCTAATTGGATTGGCTGCTAATCAGAATACTAATCATGCTCTTGCCCAAGAAAGTAATCTTTATTTAAACAATGGAACTATTACATTTGATGGTAAGTCTGAGACTAATCTATCAGGAATGTATGCGCTTGATCTCAAAACGCTTATATCTGATAATCTTGGACAATTCCTTGCTGCTTTTGTTGATAATGCTAAAGATCCTGTAGCAGATGATCTTAATATCAATTTTGAAACATTTGGTGTTGCTGCTATGATAGTTAGGGCTGGATATAGCCTTGAAACAGCTTCTTATTTCATTTCTCAGCCTATATTGGAAGATTATGTAAGATTTCTTACCATTTACAATGAAAAGGAAGCAGAGACCAGAATAATAGCTAAATACAATATAGATAAGTTGGAAAATAAGGTTGTAGATTTGTCTACTGAAACTTTAAGAAGAGAGTTAAAAGATACTACTAACGATTATCAAAAATTAGTGTATCAGACCTACAAACAGTATAGAAAGTATGCTAATAGTTTAGGTCTTGCTGTAAGTGCAACCAGAGCAGACGCTATAAGATCTCTTCCTACTTTAGCCCAACTTAATCAATTTCTTGATAAGGTAGATCAGAGTATTGAAAACAAGATGGTTAGCACAGCTTCAGTATTCTCAGAAGAGAGTACCTACCCAATGGTTAAAGAATTTACTGATGTGCTTAGAGTTACCAGAGATAATACTGCCAGATACATACCATATGGTAATAGAATATTTGACAATTTTCTTAGACAGCTTAAAGATAATGGAGATGCATCAGACACTTTCTATTATAAAAATATAAGTGCTTTGAATAACAGTTTAATTTCGTTTATAACAACAGATTTTGATTGGCTGAAGGATAATACTAAAAACCTAAAAGA